TCAGTAGATGTTACAGCCTGTCCTTGTATCTTCGTTACCGTGACAACACCAGCATTTGTCATTGAGATATCACTGGATGGTGCAGCAGCAGTAAATCCTGTACCATCACCTATCAGTATCTGACCGTCAGCTACCGCTTTATCTGACGGAACACCGGACGAACTGGCATCGCGTACCTTAACAGTGTTAGCAGCCATGTTAGCTAGTTCAGCATTAACTACACCAGCATCTTTTATCGTTACCGCACCAGATGATACGGAGAAGTTATCACTAGAGAAAGACGCTACACCTTTGTTTGATGTAGACGCATCTTCACCCGCGATTGTGAGCGTCGTGCTAGTCGCTGAAGTATCAATACCCTCGCCACCAGCAATAGTAAGACTTTCTGAATCGAGATCAATGTCAATAGTACCACTGTCAGAGATGACATCCAAGTCCTGAGCAGTAACCTGTGAGTCAACATATGCTTTAATAGACTGTTGAGTAGCAAGTTTAACCGCTGAATCAGAGGACATGTCATCTTCATCTTTTATTCCCGTAACTGTCGCACCATCCGCTGCTATATTTACGCTGCTGAACACACCCGTAGACGCAGAAGAAGCACCAATCGTGGTGCCATCTATAGTGCCTGCATTTATATCTACTGAGTTGGATGTCTCTGGATTAATAGCCAGTGTAATCCATGCATCATTAGCTTGGTTCCTTATTTTGAGTAGATCGTTGTCAGTATCTAGCCATAGTAAACCCATTGCTCTGGCAGCATGACCAGATGCGCTTGTATCCACAGTAGGTGCAGTTGATTTAGCTATAAGAACCTGTACTGCCTGATCCGGCCCGACACTATCCGTACCTACCGGGAAATTCTGTTTGAGAATTTTCTTGATAAGTTGCAGATGATCGTCACCTTCCGACACATCATCGGAAGATACCGGGTTTGTTTTTACAAGGCTACTTATATAATTACCAGTTTCTAGTCCCATGCCTTATTCCTCAAAAGTATCCAGAAGTATTCATTACTCGCATTTCAGAGCCTGAATGCCTGTCTTTATCGTCCTGTTGCTGTAGGTCATTTACAACTTGACGTACACCCCTCTCCCATAAAGGTACTCGCTCATCATTCATTAAGAATGGTTCGGCTTGAAGTAGCGTGCCGTACAAGTAGAGGTCAGGCGCATTTAGTATTAGCCAGTTTGTTGGTGCGTTATCAGCAAGTGCATCAAATGACTTGTAGTAGGTCATACTATAATCGTAAGCACTGTCTGGTGTAGGACCAAATAGTATATTATCACCCACTATAGTATACGCATTGGGCTTACCATTGTTACTCCCAGCCCTTATCCTGTACATTATCTCAGGAGTAATGTATGCTAAGGATACCACTGGGCTAGTCGTTAGATGTATCTCCCGCATCTGGAGGTATCCAGTAGGGAGTGCATCCTCTTTCGATCCACTTGGTGTCGTATCGGCTACGGTAGTCTCCATAGCGCGAAGACGCAACGTCCTGTTGAATGTTGCCTCTGCCAGTGCAATAAACTCTGGTATCCGATCAGTCAGGTCATCCCTGTCTAACCAGTTACTTACTGCTGTCTGTAGAGTAGTGTAAGTATTTATTGCCATTTTCTATATTCCGGTGGCTTTGAGTGACCTTTCCAATCAGGCGGAGGTGGAGTTATGTAGGAAAAATCATTGGGTGCTTTCAAGAATCCATATCGTTTCCCATAATGAGGTATAACTTTCCCAAGAGGAAACCTTCCAGCAAACTTTAGCAATGGGCATACCTCCGGTACCCACACATCTATACCTCTACCACGGGCAAACCCTAATAGGTATTCTACATTAGGCCGTTCATCCATGTACTCATCAGCGTGGCCCCAACCTCCCTGACCCACAAGATCAACGCCCCACAAAGCTATCTTATCATAGCCTTCGTATATGGCAAGTCCTAACATGTACGCTATTGAGGAGTTGTAATAATCACCCACAAGCGCAGATACCTCGTCAAGAGGATACTTGGTAGCATTAGGGATATCTGGATACGCTTCCTGCATATATAAAGGACTATCTAATTCCCTTAGTCTATCCTCATACCCAGGCCAGTAAAAAGAAGGGATTGCTTCTCTTATACACTCTAACGGGTGTACATCAAACAACCTATCAAAGTAAGGCCAGTAATCATTATCCCAAGGTAAACCCCATACTTCCCATTCCGGGTCTTCGTATGGAGCATCATCGTGGGTAGATGGAGATAAACCTACTATAGCAACTTGCTTCATCTGCTAAGTTCAGTAATATACACCGATGCTGTGCCTGTACCAGTAATCGCTGCACACTTATCCGCCTCACTTACACGAAACCAGTACGGAGTACCAGCAGCTATATAAGTTGAAGAAGTCGCTGCCGTTGGTGTTGTTTCAAATGCAACAAAACATGCAGCAGTAGCTGTTACCATAACGGTCTGTATTTGAGTTGCAAACGCAGATGTTCTGGTCGCGCCACTGGATGTGGTTGCGGATAAAGTATGCGTAGTTAGCGGATGCCAAACATTACTAATGTCAATCATATCATTCACCTATATGTTGGTGGGTGCTGTCTTAAAATACTTATAGTCGGGATTGTTTAGATAAGCAGCCAATATCTTTGGGTCTTTCTGTATCTCCCCATCAGTTTCTGCCATCCACTTCTCCCACATAGTTGCAGGGATTGAAGCTGTATGATGCCATTCACCCATCTTGCCTAATGACAGCTTATCCCCATAGTCGTTATACTTTCTTTTATTTACATCCAAGAGCGAATCGACTTTCTCTGTCGTGTTAAAGACAAACGTGCCTTCAATATCATCGAAGTGCATGTCAGTCTCACGACCATTCTCTTTAGCCAGTGCGAATTTATCAGACATAGCCAATGCCTCCTACCTTGGGCGCACCATCGGCTGGATCATTGTCTATATACGCCTTCTTTAACCACCCGATTGCATCGGTAGGCTCTTTAGGCTTTGCTTTAGCTTTGGGTGGCTTACCCTTGAGCATTCGCTTTGCTGACTTCTCAAGTTCCTTGTCCATTTATGCTCCGTTAAGGCTTACAGATACCTTATTTGTAAGATTAAAGTTACCAGATACGCTTATACGCTCCTTATCTACCCAGAATGGATGTACCATGTGATCTAAAGTAGCAGGAAACAACAGTATAAGATTATTTTCAGGTACTACATTCCACATACTGACGCTTAAAGGACTGATAGATTCGCCATACTTGAATACTATGTGTCCTGCATCCTGTACGTTGGACTTGGCCTGCACCTCAAATATCTCTGGTGGTACATCTAAATATATAACAAAAGAAACTATACCGCTGTGTTGATGTGGCGGATTGTGATCGAACATTCTCTGGAAGTTTATCCATAGACTGCTTATGCCTATGTCTAGATCACCACGACCGGGAGCAAAGTTAATACGCTTTTCTCCATAGTGGTGTACCATAAAGTCAAACCACATGAATAGATACTTCAGTAACTCAGGATACACCTCTTCTGTGTAAGAGTCTTCGTACTCAAAAGACCCGCCATTATACATGTTACCAGCTAGTTTTTCTCTGTAATCTCTATTCTTATCCCTTGCCTCTTTGCCAGCTTTTAGAAGGGAATCCCTCAGTTCATCCGATATAAAGTTTTGGTAGATGCAAGGTCCAAATGGAAAGATTACTTTTCCGCCATTTTCGTCCTGAATATTAGGACAGTTCGTTTCGAGTATTTTCATAAGGTCGGAGGGTGGGTTTCCCCACCCCCCTTTGTTACCCTACGCTTTACAATCAGCAAGGATACCGCTGGAAGCCTCGTTTTTGGAAACAAGACCTGCTTCGTACAGAAGCATCTGTTTAGTTGAGTCACCAGTTTTGGCGAGATCAACGACAGACCAATCTCTGAGGACACTCAATCCCCAGAAATCCATGTCTAGGAAGAAGACATGTTCGGTACTATCCAGATTGCGATCCGGCACGATTTTGAACGTACCAAAATCTGAAACGTACACATCAACAGCATTTACTGCCGTTGCGGGTCCGCCAGATTTAGCGTCTACCCGCATTGGGTAGCCGGGACCAGCGTTAGAACTCAAGCCTGAGATAGCTTGCTTGATGGTTGCCGGACATAGGATCATGTCTGGGTTACCACCAGTGTTGTAGCAGTCCAAGATAACATTCTTGATGCCAGCTTCCGTGATGGAGGCAGTAGCAGTCGCTTCTGTCATCGTGTTCGTGCCAGTACCAGCAGACGCAGCAGGTGAACCGGACGTCGGGTTCATTGATACGTAGTTGGTTGCAAGCCATGAAGGCAGTCCAGCAGAGGCGCGGGCTTCCGTAGCATCACCAGCATTGCGAGCAATGTTTGCTGATAGCATGTCTTCCCAGTCTCTCTTCATCTGCTTACCACGTTTTGCCAGCTGATAAGCCTGATGTTTGCCGTGACCAGCGTAGTTTACCGAGTCATCGGTGCCTGATGTTTGTACCACATACCGAGAAATCTGGCAGTAGTTACCCAAACGAGTAGGCAATGCCCTTGCTGTAGCAGCGGGAGAGTCGTCACCTTCTATCTGGCGGTTCGCAGCACCTGCAACAATGGTGTCTGTTTGCCACTCAAAGAAAGTGTTTTCGGCTTTCTCACGGCTACACCCACTGAAAAATGGGGTATCCATAGGAGCAATATTGTAGATGACATCGGCTAGCTGCTCACGAATCGCCACTGACGAATAAGTCAGTGATGTGTTTGAGGCAATAGCCATAGTTTATCTCCTTTATTGAGATTTAAGTAAATCCTCCAGTAACGAGGCTGCGTCATCAACGTGGCCTGTAGACCGAAGACGTTTCATTCCCTCTTTACGTTTGCTTACACTCGCCTCTGCCTTACCTCGCTTTGCCTTTGTCTTCACAACCTTTGGCTTATTCTTGACCTTCTTAG